ATGCTGCTGTTGAAAGGCAGTGGTTGCTTGACACCACAGAAAAGTGGTGCCGTGATCGTGCTATCTACTTGGCACTTATGGAGTCAATTCATATTGCTGATGGAAATAATGAGAAGAAAAATCGTGACGCGATTCCAAGCATTCTCTCCGATGCTCTAGCGGTATCGTTTGATAATAATATCGGGCACGATTATCTTCAGAACTATGAGGAGCGATATGAGTTTTATCACCGCAAAGAAGATAAGATTGAGTTTGATCTGGAATATTTCAACAAAATCACAAAGGGTGGTCTCCCTAATAAGACTCTCAATATCGCTCTCGCTGGGACGGGCGTTGGGAAATCGCTATTCATGTGTCATTTGGCTTCTTCCGTCTTACTGCAAGGCAGGTCCGTTCTCTATATCACTCTTGAAATGGCAGAAGAGCGAATTGCAGAAAGGATTGATGCGAACCTTCTCAATGTACCGATTCAGCAATTGGTTGATCTCCCACGCTCAACGTTTGAGAACAAAGTAAATAGCATTGCGAAGAAGACACAAGGTTCTTTGGTTATCAAAGAATACCCAACTGCTTCAGCACACTCTGGTCACTTTAAGGCACTTCTCAATGAACTTGCTCTCAAGAAGTCATTTAGACCTGATATTATTTTTATTGATTACCTTAATATTTGTGCTTCCAGCAGGTATAAGTCAAACCTTTCTGTCAATTCATATTCGTACATTAAGGCAATTGCTGAAGAACTTCGCGGTCTGGCAGTGGAATTCAATGTTCCCATTGTCTCTGCTACCCAGACTACTCGCAGTGGTTATGGGAACTCTGATGTTGAACTTACTGATACTAGTGAGTCCTTTGGTCTCCCTGCTACTGCTGATCTTATGTTTGCCCTTATTAGCACTGAAGAGTTGGAGGGGTTGGGACAGATTATGGTGAAGCAATTGAAGAACCGATACAATGACCCCACTATCTACAAGCGTTTTATTGTGGGTATTGACCGTGCTAAAATGAGACTGTATGACTGCGAACAGTCAGCACAGAAAGATATACTTGACTCTGGAAACGAAGACGAGTATAATGATTACGAAGACAAGAAACCTAAAAAATCATTTGAAGGATTTAAATTTTAATGGAAACCGCTAAACACGTTAATTTTGATAAATATGCTGAGTTTGTAGATGCTGTAACTTCTGACGCATCTAAGGACTTTCTTGCCCTCTCTGATCGTCTGGTTGAACTGGATGAAAAAGGTGCTAATATTGAGCGACTCCTGACTGCTGCCGTAGGTATCAATGCCGAAGGTGGAGAGTTTATGGAAATCGTGAAAAAGATGGTGTTTCAGGGTAAACCTTATAATGAGGACAACCGTGAGCACCTGATTATTGAACTGGGTGATATTATGTGGTATGTTGCCCAGGCTTGTATGGCACTGGATACTACACTTGATGATGTTGTTGCTCGTAATGTTCAAAAACTTCTCAAGCGTTATCCTGAAGGTGCTTTTGATGTTTACTTCTCTGAAAACCGTGCTGCTGATGACCGATGACTAAAGATAAGAAAGTAACAATTAAAATAGATGCCCGTAGTGCTGCCGCAGTTCGCCAAGTTCTGTTTGAAGCACAACGAGGTTATAGTTACGAACACGTGCCTGAGCGTATCACTGATATTCGCACAGTCATTCAAGATATTGATGACAGTATTGGATCTGTTTTGGGAGTATGATGAAAGTTCATAAGTTCGCACCAGTAGTTGTTTTTGACACTGAAATAAAAGGATACTCAAGTCTTTTAAAAGATTTACATCAAGGTCATTCTTTTGATGATGAAACTGGACTAATTACTGGTGAACTTAATGGAAAAGTTTTAGTCCATAAGGATCCTGCTTTTGCCTCATTTTTTAAAGAAGTGAAAAGCAAAGTTGTTGATTATCTAAATGTGTTTAATTTCCAGCACGAACTTTATGATTTAAACATCGTTAAAAGTTGGTATACTGTTTGTGGAACAAGATTTAATGTTCCCAAACATTATCACTCTTGTTCACACATTAGTTTTGTTTATTATATTGATGTAAGAGAGGATGATCCTCTCATATTTTACATTGATAATATGAATGAGTGGTTTGGAGATGCTTTTTATTTTGTAAATGAAAGGCAAGATTTGAATGGATTAAACTATGCCGTTCAACCAAAAAATGAAACTCTTTTGATATTTCCAGGAAAGTTAAAGCATTATACCGCAGCGCAAAGAAATTATAAAAGAATGTCAATCGCTGGGGATGTCCTCTTGACATTAAAAGAAGATATGTTAGACTTTGAATCTGGATTACTTCCAACTAAATATTGGAGTTAATTTGGGGAATTAGCTCAGTTGGTAGAGCGCCTGCTTTGCAAGCAGGATGTCAGCGGTTCAAGTCCGCTATTCTCCATTCGCTATTCGCAAATAGCGAACACTGCTCAAGTGGCGGAATTGGTAGACGCGCTGGGTTTAGGTTCCAGTAGAGTATTCTGTGGAGGTTCAAGTCCTCTCTTGAGCACTAAATAAAAATAAAAGTCCAATGGCACAAGGTAGAGGTGTTCAACTAGAATGGGCTATAGTCTATGAGTCTTTAGTTAGAGCGGGTGTTCCCTATTCGGAGATACAAAAAAGAAGCGATAAATACCCTAATTTAAAATCTTATGGTGGTATTATTGGAACTCAAGCAAAACAATGTGTTGATTTAGTTCAAAAGGCAAGTCCTGGTTTACTTGCCTATGCCTATCATAGTGATGAATTAAACATTGCTGGCGATCCTGAACCAAAAACTGATGTTGTTTTTAAAGTTAATGGTCGTAATGCGATTCGTTGTTCTGTAAAAATGAAAGGAGCAATTCAATTGTCTAGTGCTGAAGGACCAAGCACAGCAAAAGCAATGGCAGAAACTGCTGTTCAATGTCCTGGTGAAAGAGGTAAAAATTTATCATCATTAATTAAAAAAATTGCTTCTACCCCTACAAAACTTTTAACTGAAAAGAATCTATCAAAAGCAAGAGAAAGAAAACCAAATATTGTAAGAGATTTAGTTGATACGCGAGGAAAAATAAGAGATGATAAAAATTATACAAAGTGGATTTCTGAAAACAAACCTACCTTAATTAAAGAGTTATTTGAATATTTGGAATCTGATCCACAATTTCTTTATTGTCTAATTGAAGAAGCATTGACTGGTAAAAATTATTTTGGTCCTAATGCTGATGCTACGGCAAATTATATGTTATCACCAAACAAGTTTGGTGTAATTGATTCAAGTTATATTAATCAGATGGTGAAAAAAACTAAAATAGATATTAGAGCAAAATCCAGAGATGGTATATCCTCTGTTGCTTTTAGATTTGATGTTCGTGCTTAATATGAAATTACTAGTATCAGATATTATGAAGTCTTTTGAGACAACTTCTAAAACTAGGTCTGGAAAATATAATGATTTTCTAGCATACATTTATCTAACTTTTGATAAAAAAATTTCATTATGTAAGGTGGATAAAGAAATGAATAAATATAAGAAAATGAGAAACAGTATTCTCCAATACATCGTTGCGAACGAGCGAGCAATAACTGCCGAAATCTGTAAAATTAAGTAATGAAAAGTTTTTTCCAATTTTTATCTGAAGCATCTGCCTCAACTGCTGTTCAGCAGGCAGAGCGTATGGGACTGGTTGGTGATGGGCACGGTGGTTGGTATGATCCAAAAACAAAAGAGTTTGTAGCGAAAACTGAAAGAGGTCAACTTAAGTTTTATAACAAGCGTCAAAAAGTCGGTCAGAAAGATCCAACACAAACTGATAAAGAAAAGAATTTATCACAACAAACGCAAGAACCAGCCCCACAGCAAGAACCACAGGCACAACAACCAGTGGAGATGGTTCCACCAGAAGTAGAAAAAACGAAAGGAACTTTGACAATTGCTTTTGGTCGTTTCAATCCACCAACCACAGGACACGAAAAACTTTTAGATACGGTCGCAACATCTTCTGATGATGGTGACTATATTATTGTCCCTTCAAGAAGTCAGGATAAGAAAAAGAATCCTTTAGATGCTGATACAAAAGTTTCAATTATGAGACAGATGTATCCAAAGCATAGTGAAAAGATTGTAAATGATCCAGCAAATCGCACGATTTTTGATGTGCTCAAGAAAGCACATATGGATGGTTATGCGAATGTAAGAATCGTTGGTGGTGGCGATAGAGTCAAAGAGTTTGAAAATCTTTCTGGCAACTATAACGGAAAACTTTATCAGTTTGATAATATAGAAGTTCGTTCTGCTGGTGAAAGAGATCCCGACGCAGAAGATGATGTATCGGGAATGTCCGCATCAAAACAAAGAAAGGCAGCAGCAGAAGGTGACTTTAAAACTTTCCGTAAGGGAGTTCC